TATTGTTAGCATTGTAACGTTTTTAAACGAAATAGGATCTTCAAAACCTTCCGGCACTGTGATTTTATCAATAGACTCTAACAACTCTTCAAGATCTTCATCATACAGGTTCATAAAATATTCGCCAGTTGTCACATACTGAGACATGCGGGTCATATGATAAATGGTCTGTACATAACCCATAAATTCTGTTGGGTCTAGAGTATTAATATTGAACGTCATTATTGTCTTATCAGTCCTCATTGTTTAATTGCTTTCTTTATTTTACTGATAAGATTGTCGGCATCGATATATGTTTCTTGAGTTAACACCAGTTCATCAATCTCGGCCAAAGTTACGAGTTCAGCCAGAGTTTCACTCATCTGGCGTTCCTCGCAACTTAATGACTGTTGCCATTCCAAAAGATCTTCATACGAATCGATGGTCCACATATGGTCAAGCATATCAACTTGCTGCTTGGTCAGACCATCGATTGTAATCATTTGTTCATCATCAACGCGTTGAAGTTTGAAGGAACAACGATTGTTTGAACTTTGCCAGCTTTGATACCTTCAGAGATATTCAACATAGCTTGAGCTTGCATGAATGCGATAGAGCTACCAGAGTTGTTAGCCAATGCTGCCATACGACGGCTTTCAGCTTCAGCAGTCTTAACTTCAACTTCCTTTTGCTTCAATTCATTCTTAGCCTTTACCAATTCGTTAGCGCTTGCTACAACTGAATCAGCTGGAACTACGTTACGAATAAGCACTTGGCTGATCATGATAGAGCCATCCAACTTTTCTTCAGTAAGATTGCGAGCGATTTCTTCTTTGATAAAGTTTTCCATATCAGAACGGGCATCTGCCATATCCAATGCGTCGTATTTACGTGCTGCTTTGTAGATAGCATTACGAGCGTTTTGGACAATGTAGTTATACATCACAAGTGTATCGCCATTTTTAGATTCGGCGTGGAAGCTCTTGTTCTTTGTAGAGTACAATTCTGCTACCTGTGCAGGGTTGATATTATAGACTACTACAGCATCAAAGTCCTTCATAGTGCTGTTGTCTTTGGCGACAGGAGTCATATCGTTAAGAGCAACGTTAACGTCCTTAATTGGGAACGTTAGAATATTACCAATCAAAGATTGATTGAAAGAACCTGGGAGCAATTCTCCAGGTTGAACTTGCTTGTCAAAGCCAACACGAACACCAACCTCACCCGTTTCAATACGAGTACAGCCTGTCGCCAAAACAACAGCAGAAGCAATAAGAGACAATTTTACAAAACGATTCATTAGATAACTCCATAAGAAAAAAGATTAAAACACAAAAGAAAACCAAGAATAAAATATAATGGCCTGATAAGAAAATCGGGAAACATAATATCATTAGAATAAAATAACAATAAAAGACAATACTATCAGTGCCAATAGACAACAGATCATTGCGAAACCAGCGGTTTTTACTGCAGATAATTTATCTTCAGTTTTCATACCACTCCAAACTACAATACCAATTCCAATTGCAGTAGCAATTGCTACTAGTAGAAAAAATCCAACTATCATTTACTTCTCCTTAACGAATTACTTTAACAGCGTTATTACGATTAATTTGATTTTGCAAGTATTCATGATCGCGTTGCCGCAAAGTGTTGAATGATTCTATACGCTCATACAATGATTTGTTACGTGATTGCAAATCTAAAACTTGTATTTCTAATGTAATTACTTTGTTAGTAATTTCGCGCAATAAAAATTGTTGAGAACGAACAGTTTCCATTGTTGCGTTGTTAAGTGTGCTTACAATTAGCATCCATATCCAACTAGCAAGTAATAGTACTGCTAAAACTGCAGTACTAATTTTCCATCCATTTAATTTAAATGTACTTATTGTATTCATTATTCCTCTTCATCATATTCATATTCATCTTCATCACAATTAGAATCACCGGCAGTGTCAATCTCAACACAACCAAATGTAATTACGCCTTCAGCCTCAGACGTTTCAAATGGCTCGTCAAATTCAACAATTGTGCCAAGATCTCGCATTTGCTCTTCAGTAGCTTCAGGATCACGAATGTCTTCAATACGAATACATCCAATCAAACCTGCATCAACTGAATGATAGCTACCGATGTTAGAACGGTATGTACCGTCGCCGTACAAAGTGCCGTATGTAGCAAACTTGCGGCCATCTTTGAGAGTAAACTCTCCGTCTTTGCAGCCGTAGCCTTCGATAGTAATATCGCAAAACTCTTCCCACTCGGGCTTCATAACATAACAAAGATCGCCGATGTAGTATGTACCTGCTGGCATAGTCATAATCTATTCCTTTTTGCTGTTGATAGATCTATTATATCATAGTTTTCGAGTTTGTACACAACTTTTTAAAAAGTGTATCATTTTTGACACAGTAATACTTCAGTTAACCTTTTCCCATCTAATACCTAGGAGTTTACGATACATCCAACGATGAAATGCGTTAGGTCCTTTTTTTAAATAGAATTGAAAGAAAGTATCTTTTGAATCACCAAAACAAAATCTCCAGTTTGCAGTATGAAGACTTCCAATACTATAAGTTGAACTTGTCGTTAACGTACTGCCAGCCCATGTAATCGTAGTGCCATTACGTTCATAATTGTACCAATAGTCTTGGTCATTAAACATTTGCTGCAGAAAATACGCACTTCTATATGAAAGCGCTGTATGTTGCTCTCCAGTATTGTTATTAATGACTAAGTGAGTTTTGTCATCTTGTTGCTCAATACGCCAAGCAGTAGATGATATAGTGTATGATTGACTCATTACCAATTCTCCGCACCACAAACAGGAATAGTAATTTTAGCATTTCTGTTTTTAATATCAGCTTCGTATATTAAATCAATCGAATAACCAATGCCACCATTATTATGGATCAATTCAAAATTTCCAGTAATATTATTTTCTTCAATAATTTCTTGAATTACTTTTATATCAGCCGGATTCATCATCATTTTAGTCATATTCAACTCCATGAAATAGTTACGTGTGTTAACACCCAATATAGAATGTCAATTATTTTCCATACTGCCAATCCAAACATAATGGCAAGGAATACCCATGTTGATTTTTCGAACATCCATCCAATGCCACCGCCGCTACTTCCAAAGTACATTATAATTACTCATCAAAATCTTTTAATTCAAAAATGTAATGGCCACCACGGCGAGACTGCACCCAATTTAGATGCCACATCATACTATTTTGTTCCATCTCACGAATGATAGCTTCATTACCAGACCATCCAGCAGTGCTAATATTATAGCGATAAACTTTTTCATCTTTACGATAATCGTGATCTGCTTCGCCTTCTTTCCAGCCCCACGATGCAAGATACCAGATAGACCTGATAAATTCAAACCAGCCTTTGCTATCACTCCAGTGCCAAATGCGTACAATGGTTAATGCAGCTTCAGTAGGATAACCATCTTCATCAAGAAGCTCTTCCTGCATTAGTTGAGCGATATTTGCTTTAGCGGTTATTTTATCTTCTTCAAGCTGCCGATGAAGTTCTTCTCTTTGCTCTTTATTCATGAATTAATACCAAGCACGATGTTTTTCTTCAACACGTTCCATGCCATCATATTCTGCAATATCCCAAGATATATCATTTGGAATTTCAACAACAACAAGTTCAGCATGTTCGCCATCAGCTTTTTTACCAAGTTCTTCAACCATTTGAACAAGTGCTGGGTCGTTACGAGGAACATCACGCTGGTATACAGTAAGTTCAGACTGTGCTTTATTATATGCAGCCCGCTCTTCTAAAGGCAGCTTGTAGAAGTCGTCACCTTCCTTAGACTCAGGACGATCTTCAGGCTTTACTGTCCAATAAGTCCAAAACTTCCAGTAACCACCACCTTGCTCTGGCCAAACTTTCTGACCCTTAATTTCAAAGTAACGCATCATACCTTCATGGCTGATGCCAAATCCGCCATAACAACGGTTGATAACTAGTTTCATTTTGTTTCCTTAATGTGTTACGCGTACGTAACGTCTTGATAAAGTTCCAGGAAGTCGAGATCCGACAGAGTCTCAATCTCACTCGGTACAATGTTGTATTGTGCGGCCAAATCACTATCACTGATAGCAAAGAGAATTTGTTCGGTCATTAGTTCACGCAGGTTCATAACAGCTCTTTAGACAAAATCGTAAGATGTTTCAGATTGGCCGCACTTGCCAAAGATGATGCCGATGCTCTGATTGTTGATTGACAAAGCATTGTACACGTCAGTAGCAATCTTTGAGTCTTCAGTCTCTAAGAACATAGTGCCTTGGAAAAAGTAAGCACGTTTGTCTGTAACTGACTGTGTGATTGCAATGCAGCGGTCTTCAAAGTTCATCATAATTTAATCTCTTTGTTTGCTTGGTATGGATTTATTATACCACAAAACTTTAGGTTTGTACACCTTTTTTCAACCATTTTGTAACAATTCCAAAACTTTTTACTTCAACATCTTCAATGTAATACATTTGTTTAATTTTTTCTTCTGGTAAAAATATGTCACAATTATAATTACCGCCAACGTTGTTTAACCAGATTTCATCTATATAAGGTAACATACTTTCGAGCAATTGAGCACCACCAATAACCCAAATATCTCTTTGCTCTTTTAACTGTGGTAAGATGTCTAACATGCCTTTTATATCAGCAACAACGCAACCAAGAGTATCTTTTGTTCTTTTAGATGTTACGATTGCGTTAATTCTATTGGGCAATGGTTTGAATGGTAAGCTTTCCCAAGTATTACGACCCATCATAATAGTGCTACCGGTTGTGCACTCTTTAAACCATTTTAAATCTTCACTATTCTTTGGCCAAGGAAGATTACCATTTTTGCCAATTCCCCATTCTGAATCATGTGCTAATATAGCTCTAATCATGTTTTTCTCCATGCTGCAAATTTTAATTCAGCTTGTAAACCTTTATATGTATTATCTTCAATAACTTTTTCTACTTCTTTCAAACCGTTCAAAATCATTTCATTAATATCTTTACCTGGAACATCGGATGGCCAAATACAAATTTTATGACCATTCTTAATTACTTTTTCCATACGAGAATGAATCTCTTTATTACGAGGTTCTGCGTCAAATACATAAATTGCATTTTCATTTGCAGAATTACCATTACCTTCAGCGCCATTCATCGAAATAGCATTAGATAGAAACATGCTATCAAGAGCGCCTTCTACAATATAATATGGTTCATTAAGATTAACTTTATCTAAACCAAAAATCTTTGGACGATTATCAAACAAAATACTAATATAACGAAGGGTTGTTTTTGGGTCAAATGAACGAGCTGACACACCAAAGCATTTACCATTTTCATCTAAAAAAGGAATAACTAATCGAGGCTCGTCTTTACCTATTTTCTCAGGATCAAATTTGTCTGGAATGATTTCATTAATCCAAGCTTTAAACTTTGGAGCAAAATATAAACGATAATGCTGATGAGATGGGATTTGTCTTTTTAGAATATAACGTTTAACTGGATGATCATGCTCAAGCTGACTAATCTTTTTAATCTTTTTAAGAGGATCAGAATTAAATGTTACTGCTTCAGATTTAAACTGTTCTGTATTAACTTCTTTTGTATCTTTTGTATGTGTATTTGCTACAAACTTCTCAGTAATATAATCGTTGAATAGTAATGGATCAACTGTTTTAAGAAAGAAATTAAAACTTTGGCTTGCACCACAATTATGGCAATAATAGGAAAACTTATTATCTCTTTCAAGCAACCAGCCACGAGCCTTAGAACGATTCTTAGTCGAGTCACCACAGATCGGGCAACGAAAGTTGATTTTATAAGGATTTGTATGCTTAATTTTGAAATGCTCAAGACGCCCAGAAAGCATCTGAGCGTATTGGATGTCAATAAATTCTGCCATAATAAAGATTTCTCACAAAGTTTGTACGTATGTACAATTATATCACAAAAGTACTAAGATGTACACATAAAGTTACATCGAATTAGTACATTATACACTATTGTGGTAGTGTTGTCAACATTAAAATAGACCTGACCACTTAATATTTGCTGCTATAGCCAGCACAATAGCGCCTATGCCCATCATATACCATTTCCAGTATTCTAAAGTTTTAATGCGTTCATCTACTTTTTCAAGTCTAGCATCTAAAGAACCATTCATTTTTGCCAACTGCGTCATTATTTCTTCGTTGCGTTCTTTACGATTTTGCTGGCTTTCTTTTGCAAGTTTTTCATGATCGTTATAAGCAGCTTTGCGGGTTTCTTCTAGTCTTTCACCGAGCAATTGTGAACGTGTAATATCATCTGCTTTGTGCTCTGACATTTTTAATTCTAAACTTTGTAACTTCTCAGCGGTATTTTTAAGGATTTCTCCTTGAACAGCAACCTTTTGAGACATGTCTGCCATAGCAGTTAAAGCGGCGTCAAATTTAGTAAAAAACCTTTCGATTTGTTTTAAGTCTTTTTGTATAAGTGCCACGTCAGTTTTTAAATTTACATCTTGCTCAGCCATTACTGATTCTCCGTTTGTATAAAAAAAGCCTTGCAAACTATTCACAAGGCTCTAATATATGTTATATTTATTTAATTTGGTTTAACTGGCTCTGGATTAACTGGTTTAAACGCGTCCTGGTATAAAATTATAACTCTGTTTTGTTGTCTCATGTATGCTCTAATGTCACTTAAATTTAAAGCAGTATCTTCATATCCTTTTGCAGTTAATGCAAATAAAACCTTTTCGTCTTTTAATTTTGCAAAAACTTCTGCAGCGTTTTCAGGCGTAATAATAATAAACTTGATGTCTCTTAAAGAGAGTACATCCGGTTTTGGTACTATCGGCGCAGTTGGAGTAACGTACTCAGTTTTTGTTACTATTTTGGCTGGTGGTACTATCGGCTTTGACGAGCACGCCGCGAGCGACAAGATCATCATAAACCCAAGTACAAGCACTGTTAAACGATTTAGCATCTTTTGCAGTCCTCTCATTTTGTGTCAATGGTGCGCCAGACTCTAATTCAAAACATCGAAATGCTTTTTCTGTCGCAGTGTTAATAATTTTTTCTACTAGACCGGGTTTAGCAGCGGCTAATACACCAAGATCGTGCTTACCTAATTTTTCTTTAAGCTGACTATTTTGGGCACGTATTTCGCCAAAGCTTTCTTGCGCTTTATCGTATTCTTGTCTTTTACGTTCAAAATCTGCTTTTATTCTAGCAATAGCATCTACGTTAGATCTATTTACTTCTTCTAACTGGTTAACATTTGCCGTTAACGTAGCATTGTATTCTGTCAAGGTTTCAATTTTAGCTTGGGTGGATTTATAGTATGCTGCCATACCTCCACCCAAGGCTACCAAAAGTATTCCTACATAAACAAACGTTGGCATAATATATTAGACTAGATTACTTGTCTTCATCCTCGTCTTCTTCGTCCTCATCCTCGTCCTCATCCTCGTCCTCATCCTCATCCTCGTCTTCCGTGTCGTCATCTTCCATATCTTCATCATCTTCTTTTTTACCTTTTGCTTCAAGCACATCCATGTATTCTGCTTCAAGGCGAGCTTGGATGCGAGTTTGAATTTCGGCTTCAAACGCTTCTTTCATTTCTAGTGGGCGACCCGCAAGTGCTTCTGCAACGATTTTTTCTAAAGACATATTAATCTCCTTTAATTGATTATTTACTATTTATTATCCAAATAACTTAGCTTGTGTGGCAGGTCCTGCCACGCCGTCAGCTACAAGACCGTTAAGCTTTTGCCACTTCTTAAGTGCTGTTTGAGTTCCAAAGCCAAAGTCACCATCTGCTGCAATACCAAGAGCTTTTTGCATTTTTGCAACATCGTCACCCTTTAGACCTTGCTTAAGAGTTCTTACTTCATCTGTACCACTAACAGCTGAAACTACAGCAGATACTACTGATTTTACTACAGATGCGCCAACGGCTCCACCAATAATAGATTTAGCAGCAGCGTAACGCTTATTTCTGTCTTCTAAGCCAATTGTACCGCCATTAATCTTTTTTGTTAACCCAAGGTTATCATCGGCATCGGCAAATTTTTCTAACTTGTTTGTAGCCCAGAACCAGCAAGCAGATTCGAAAGCGCCTTTTGGTGTAGCTACATAGTCTGCTGCTTCGTCTGCAGACATACCAACGCTTTTTCCAAATGCTGTATAGTTGTTACGACCAGTTAATTGCTTGATGCCACGACCGCGGAATTTCCAGCCATCGCCTGGATTAACGTTACCCATTGCACCTTGCTTAGATCTAAATTCATCTTGATAAACGTAGTTTGCAATTTTTTCTGGGTTACGAGCGTACTCTTTAGCGTTTCTTGCAGTTGGTCCAAAATAACGACCAAACACTTTGTTAAGTGAATCTTCGCTATAATTAAGATTTTCTTCCAACATGGTAAAGTCAGCAGATTCGTGGCCACACTGTGCCATAAATGCTGCAATACGGTTTGGTGTTTTAATATCATATTTTTCAAACAAGTCGCAGGCCGCGTCATACCACGGACCAGGATTTTTGTTTTTTGCAATCATTGCACTGAATTGTTCTAATGTAATCATATTTTTCCTCCAATTATATCTCTTAATCTTTTCTTTTTAGAAGACTTATTTTGTGAAGTCCACTTGCTTTGGGCTGATTTAGAAAAAGCTGATCCATCCATGCCGGCTATATTACCACTGCCAACACTATTTACAGGTTCTTCGTCTAATTCAGGTTTTACGTTAATATTGTTGTTGACATTTTCTGCAATCAATATATAATCGACATATCGGTCGTTAAATATAGATAGTGACTCATCTAATTGCTCTTCAGTAATATCTTCGGTTAGTAGAGAATCTGATGTGAAATGATTCCACTCTCTAATCAAATACAGAGCAGCAGCATAAGATGCAATCTTAGAACTACCACCAGGTACCTTAGCTAATAGCTTCTTAAGATTAGCAACCATAACATCAAAGGTACCCCAAGAGCTTCTTTGTATACTACTACGATCGTTTTTCTTTACAAGTATCTTTCCATCTTTATCAATTACACCTTGCTTGTAAGCGTCCCAGCTTTCGAAGGGCGTGGCAAGCCTACGTATAAATTGATAAACTAAAAACAGATCGACGATCATTCGTCATATTCCTTTGAGTTTTTCAGCGACATAATCGTCTGAAACTATATTGTCTGCACTTAGTACAACATCGTCATATTGTATAATGTAAGGCATAAAATTTAAATATTCTACAAACGGTTTTAAACACTCGTGAAATTCATGTAACTTCATGAATAACATATTGGTTGCTTCCGGCCCAAAAACATTATATATGATAATCAAGTGATTGAGAATCAGCCTTTCTTTTAGCTCGTCATCTTGTCTGTACCTACCAAAAAGTTTACGCAGGTACTGAAATCGCTTTAAATCCTCTTCAAATTCTGATACGTCAGAACACTGAGGATTATCATAATGTTTTGATGCAAACAGTAGAAAGGTTGATTCTTTCAATATCATTACTATAATCTAATGATTAACTGTCTGCTACAGTAGTATCTTCAATAGTGGTATTACCAGTAATACCGTCATCGCCTGCATCAGCAGCCGATACTTTCATTACTACAAGTGATTCTGTTTTATGACGAGTATTACCTAAAGCATCTGTATACGTGTGATATAGATTCCAACCCGGAGTCTTAAGACCCTTTGCACGGTTAGTTGCTACACCAGCTTCTGTCAAGTCAACAAATACCGCGTTATCAATATCGTGTGATTTGTTAGTATTATTTGCGTCATCTTCTAACCATTTTGGTACGCTAGCTAAAGCGTCTGTTTTTCCCCATAGTGCCATTTGATTTCTCCTTTAAAGGCTTTTTATTATTCTATTTATCTTTTACTTGCGGCTTCTTTTGCTTTACGCAA